TATTTGCTGACTAAATATCGCTTAAGGCTGACTGCTTATAAGCAGATTGGAGAAGCTGATATCGTTCAATATCAAGTAGTGGGAGAACGATACGAAGATGGAAATAATGCCTATCAAGGTATTATTGTTGTCAAATATATTGTGGAGCAAATTAACGAATAAGGAGAAAAAATATGTTAACAGAAGAACAGATTAAAAATATTCCGACGATGCCGGATACGACGAAAGCAGTAACAGGGAAAGATACACTGCTGTTGGTAGCATTAGATGATAAACCGACATGGCTACTTGTGGGAGGTCAGCGGAATACGCCAATCAGCAGAAAAGCAGAATCAATTGATGCAACGTCTAAAGATTCTGGAGAATATAGCGAAAAACTGCCTGGAATGCTGTCTTGGTCATCCAACTATGAAGGGTTATATATTGTAAATGATTTGGGTTATGACGTATTGGATAACCGGTATTCTAGCCGTGAACCGGCACATCTGCGATTTGAATATCCGGATGGATCATACCGAACTGGATGGGCTGTAATCACGCAGCTGGATGAAGAACATAATTACAACGGGGTATCTACAACCAAAGTAAACTTCGAAGGGAAGAAAGCTATCAGTGACTTGCAAAAAGTGGAAAATCCGACGGTAGCGACATTAACTCTTAAATTTACTAAAGGGGCCGCCGCTGATCAGACGATTACAGTTACTCCGGCAGACGCTTTTGTCCGAAGTGTTACGACAAATACTGGAGAAGTATTGAAGCAAGAAGAAGATTTCTCATATTCTGGTGGAGTAATTACAATCAAGAAAGAATATTTGCAGAATAAAGTGAGTGACTTCGTGATTAAAATAAAATTAACGGCAAATGTAGAATTTGATGTAAAAGTTACTGTTTCCGCAAGCTAAAATAAAGCTAAAAATGGACGCATACGAACGGCTTATATAGTCGTTCGTATGCTATTAATTAGAGGAAGGATATACGAAAATGAAAAAAATGATGGATTTAAAAGTACAGGGACGACAATATAAGCTATATTTTGACATTGGAGATTTGCGTAACATAGAACACGCTATACGAGGGTCTATCCTGGCATTAATTCAGGGCGGAGTAACACGGATGATCATGAATGTAAACATTGATGCTATTTGCGCAATGATACAGTATGGTATCCATGATGAAAAGCACGGGAAGAGGACAGACAATCAGGTATATGATATCATTCAGGATTACTGTAACGACGGACACGATATAGACGAAATGACAGCAATTTTCCTGACATGCATATACAACACGGGGCTTTATACGAAAGTGCAGGTATTCCCGAGAAAAAACAAGGAAGCGGAGCACACGAACAACAAAAAGAAGTCGTCGTACGCTCCGCAACAGAATGGATCCAATCAACAGAACCGATAGCATATGGACCACTGAAGCTAAAACCGATTGAATATGAAAAATTACAAGTACATGAGTTTAATAAGATGCTGGAAGGGTATATGTTACGTCAGAAATCAGATGACCGGAGAAACTCATATTTCACAGCATGCATCATGCAGTGTATGGCTGCGAATACGATACAGCCTGATGATATATATCACGGATTACATCCGGAAGATAGACCGGATCCAGTAGATGACAGAGAAGAATTCTTGGCGGCAAATGGATTACCGTCGATGAAGAAGGAGGATAGATAATGGCTACAATCGCAGATTTATTAATAAAAATAGGGGCGGATAGTTCTGGTCTATCCTCTGAACTAAATAAGTCAAAAGAAGCATTAAATGCTACATTTAGTGCCAATCCGGCCAATGAATTGAGTAAAAGTGTAGACGATGTATCAGGGAAAATATCAGGATTAGCCGGTAGCTTTACAAAATTGGCAGGGATAGCAGCCGGAGGTTTTGGACTCAATGCTGTTGTACAAAGTGCTGTTAATGCCGGAGAGGCAGTGTATCAGCTGGGGCAACGGTATGGAATGACAGCTACACAGGCAAGCCAGCTGAATGCCATAATGCAACTGACAGACGGGGATATCAATACTGCGGCTACAGCTATTATGAGATTCGATAAAACTTTATCATCATCGGGGACAGCCGGTGATAAAGCCCGGTCAATAATGTCTCAATTCGGAGTATCAATGACGGATTCTGCTGGGCGTATAAAACCGCTTAATGAACAGTTATCGTTACTTGCAAAAGGGTATGAAAAAGCAAAGGAATCCGGGCAGGGACAAGAATTCCTGATGAATACATTAGGGGCTCGTGGATTGTCGCTGGCTAAGACGCTGGATAATTACAGTGAAGCGGCACAGAGGGCGTCTAAAATAAAGGGTGTAGGATTAGATCCTGAGCAGATGCACAAAGCCTACATGGACATGAAAGAAGTAAATCTGCAATTCAGCAAGCTGGGAGTAGTAGCAGGTTCGGCGCTTGCTCCGATAGTATCTGAACTAATGCCGGAAGTACAGTCTGGACTAGCAGGGATAGCGACACAGATATCCAAGCACAAGCAAGCGATAAGCACGGTAATAGTAGAAGGAACTAAACTAATCGCATTATATAAAAGCTTGCAAGTAGCGAGTAAAGCCGTGAACGGCACGGAATGCGCTGGGAAATGATGCTCATACCAGCAATACAGCCGCACAGGAAAAAGAATATGCACAACTGTCCAAAACGCAAGAAAGATATATAAGCAAATCAATTGCGGATTCGGATAAAATGTACGCTAAGCGTCGGAAAGAAGCAATAAAAACAGCACAACAGGAAAATATGTCGGCACAGGAAATGTCGGCATTTTTGACAGGGAAATTTACGCAAATAGGTAGCGAAGCAGCTATTGCTGGGGAACGCATACGGGTATCAATGACCAATGCATTTACACAGGCAAACATTACCGCACAAGAAGCGGCAAACGGAATCATTGGAGCCAATGGAAGAGTAGTAGCAAGCAATACGAATGTCAGTACATCAGAAGCATCTACTGGAGTAGCGGCGGAAGAAGCGGCAGCAGTTAAGCAGGAAGCATCAGCGGCAAAAATAGCATCAAACGAAGAAGTTATTGTCAGCAATGGGCAGGTAAATGAATCTGAACTATCTACAGGCGTAGCAGCAGAAGAAGCGGCTGGTGTAAAAGAGGAAGCAAATGCCGCAAAAATGGTAGCCAATGAAGAACTGATGGCCAGCAATGTAGCCGTAGCGGAATCAGAAACAGCAGCTGGAGCAGCGGCAGCACTAGGAGGAGAAAAATCAGCAGCGGCCAGCATTGCATCAGCGGGGGCCTTGACCAAAGTAGAAGGAAAAGCTAAAGATGTTGCTGTGGAGCATGCCAATGTAGGTAAAGTTGCAATAGACGCTGGAAGTAAATCTATTGGTGCGGCGAAAGGAATGGCCGGAGCAGCGGGTAAAGTTGCCAGTGTATTATTTTCGATGGCTGGTGGCTGGGGAGCTGTAGCAGTTGCAGCACTATATGCTGCATACTGTGCCTATAAATATTTTCACGCCAAATATGAAGCCGAAAGCAATAATACATGGACCGGAGACGATGGATATACATATACCAACCGTGGCGGTGAATATTGGCGGCAAAAGCCTGAAGAAGATGATTCCGTAGTGGATCCCATGGGGCTAGGGAGTATGGGAAGTGGCGGAGCCACAGAGGAACGAGTAGATACGAACGACCCGATGTATGAAAAGCTGTATAACCATTTTGCGACTACTGACGGAAGCGAAACAGCGAATTTTGAAGCGGCTAAAAATGCTAAAGCACAGGCAGATGCGGCCGCAAATGCAGCTAATAATCAAATTCCGGATTTTGATTTAAGCAATTTCATGCCATCAGATTCTGGATCATCTGGTAGTAGCGGTAAAGAAGAAAAAGTGGTACAGACACGAACAAAGTATTCGTTTGAAGATGATCCTGAACTAGCACAATGGTCCAATCAAATAGAATATGCAGCGGGAATTCATGATATCCCGCCAGAACTGCTGGCATCAATTATCAAATTGGAAAGCCATGGCAGAGATTCTGACTGGTCATCCGACCATGCACACTATGGGCTCGGACAGATTTCGCAGGATATTGCAGATACATATAATGGTGGGGCCGGATATGGAGAAGGCTCTGACCCAAACCAGAACATTTTAGCGGCAGCGGCATATTTGTCAGATATGTATCAGACATATGGCGGAGACATTGCAAAAACGATATCAGCATATAATGCCGGGCATGCCACAAGTAGCAATCAGTCATATGTAAATGATGCGTTGGGATACATGAATGCGATGTCATCGACTCAGGAGTCGGG